GTCGATCATTCTCCGACCACCTCCAGCCAAGCGTCTGCGTATTCCATCACCGCTCTGCTGTAACCAGTGGTCGTGTATCCTTTGCTGAAGACGTGCTCCTGAGCGCCGGACGGACCGTAGTTGTACGCGATCAGCGCCTTGTGCCAGTCGCCGTAGTCCGCATATAAATCTCCAAGGATATACACACCTGCTCGTAGGTTCTGGTACGGGTCAAGCAAGTCTGATACTCCAAGTCTTTCCCCCAACCAACCTGAATTGATTTTGTGTATCTGCATATATCCAAAGCAGATACCGTTCGAAACATCCGCAGTAAAGGAACTTTCGGCCTGTATCACCCCGAGCGCTATATGGTACGGAACTCCGTACTCCTCGCAGACGGTAATCAGGTTACATTGCAGATCGAAATTGAGCGGTATCTCCTCGTGCAGGTATCCATGCTCCAACAGAGCCTGCTCGATTTTCTCTGGTTCCTCCGGATCTTCCGTTACTTCTTGCGCGAGGGATTCCGGTTCTTCTGCCCATAGAGGCGTTTCGTAAACGAGCTGCACCGGCTCCTGCTTACCGACTTCTTCTGCCGTCAGCAGGGCTTCCATCGGGGTATCTTCCGCGTCGGCGTTGATGCTCGTCACCGCCGCCGTTACCGCAGCAGTCGTAATCGCCGCCACCGTAAGTACCAGTGCCAAGTGCCACCGTATCTGGCGCTGTCTACGTCTCCGCCTTTCCATTCTGGTCATGATGCCTTTTCCTCCTTGGCTATACTGCGAAATATTGATATGTCGAGAGCTTTCTGTTCTCGGATTCTCTGGTCGAGTTCGGCATACCCTCGGATACCGTACTGTTCGGCGAGGATGCGGATGATTTCATCAGCATTCATCGCGCCACCCGTTTCCAAGCGCCTTTTCGCCGATGATGCGGAGCTCGCTCACCGTCTTCGATAAGCGGTCGAGATAGGTCAAGATCTCCTCCAGAGCCGGCTTCTCGTCATCACTGATCCTCCCGTCCTCTGCGATGTCAACCAGCCTGTCCTTGACGCCTTCCAAGTCCTCGACGCGCAGGTTCTTGAGCAGCTTCACTGTCACACGCTCCAGCCCAGGCACTTCGTCTGAAATGGCGAGCGTTCTGCCAATCGGGCATTCATGCAGGCAGTAGTAGTTCCGCAGTTCCGGCTTGTGGTAGAGGTCCGCCATCAGGACGGGCTTATCTACGGGCATACACTTGTTTAAGCCAAGTTCTGCATCCTTCACCGCATCCTCTGACATATTCAGCGCCTCCGCGGCTCCGGCCCTGCTAAGGAGCTTCTCGTTCCACTTTGCAGCGTCTATTCTGGCCTCATACCAGACGTTACCGGCCGCTTTTGTTGCCCCACGCCCCATTTTTTTCGTCCCCCTTTGCAAGTATAATGACCACAGTGAATCAACAAAGATACCGATTGGTCACTCCATGGCAAATTAACACCATCATTACCGACACGCATCTTCACAGTTACCAATCGGTAACTCTCCGTCGAAAAAAAAGTCGTTTATCTGCTGAGCTGTCAGCTCTAACAGTTTCGCAACGGTAATTTTCTCCGCATCGGCGAACTTAATGACTCCCTTCTCCTTTTTCCGGTAAGTGTCCAAGGATATGTCGAGCCTGTCGGCCATGTACTGCTGCGTGTATCCAAGCCTTGTGCGGGCTCCTTTGATTTCGAGCGGCTTCATTTCGTTCACCTCCTCGCTCTTGTAAAGTGGTTTCGGTGTTACCGATATGAATATCTTAACTTACCAATCGGTCATTGTCAAGAGTTTTACTACCGCTTCCGGTATTTTTTTGGTCACTTTCGGTAGGTTTTTTCTTGCAAAGCAGTCCGCGATGCAATATCATATATACACGTTGGTAACAAGGAGGACTTTTCGTATGGACTTTTCTAAATTCAGAGCAAATCTGGCGGCTTTGATCGAGTCGCGTGGAGTATCTATAATCAACCTCAGTAATGATACGGGTATGGCCCCTACTACTATTCACAGGTATCTTTCAGCAAACCGCACCCCAGACCTTCCAAACCTTATGCGCCTTTCTGACTATTTTTCCGTTTCCCTCGACTGGTTACTTGGCATTTCCGGTGATCGATACAATGTACTTCCGGCGGAAATCCAGGAGGTTGCGGATTTGTATGAAGTCGCGTCTCCAGAGGACAGGAGAGTTGTGTATGCTGTCCTCAGTAAATACCGAAAGGACTGATAACAATGATCTACGGCGACCGCACAAGGCGAAGTGCGTTTTCCATTCGGCCAGACGGCTCTTTTGCTCCGCTCATTCGGATGCCATTCATGTCAGGGAGCTTCAGTGAAGCGTGGCTTCAGAATCTTATTGAAGATCATCCAAATATAATTCCCGCAAGCAGCATCTCCCCAGAATATCAAGATCTTATCTGCATAGGTCGTGAGGTTCCTGTCGGATCAGGCGAGATGCAGGGGTACATCGACAATCTCTATGTCACGCCAAGTGGCGGTGTTGTGATTGTTGAGACTAAATTATACAGAAATCAGGAGTCTCGTCGCACCGTCGTCGCTCAGATTATTGACTATGCAAAAGAACTGCAGAAGTGGGACGCGGAAAAGTTGGATGCCGTTGCCGCTGATTACACCTATCGCAAGGCAGGTCAGGCATCTCGCATTATCGACCTCATGGCTGCAAAAGGTTTCTTGACATATTCAGACGAACACAACTTGATGGATAACCTGAATCTGCATCTCGAAAATGCGTCTTTTTTGCTGCTCATTATCGGTGATGGTATTCGTACCAACGTACAGCAGCTCGCAGACTTCCTGAATAGTAACACGTCGATGGCGTTTAACTTGGCCTTGGCCGAAATAGAGGTATACGAGTACAGTGGGGGCACCATTGTTATTCCACAACTCCTAACCAAAACGACCATCATTGACAGAAACGTCGTCCCATCGGTGCCTGTTCTCGGTGAGCCTCGAAAATGGAAATACGTAAGCGGTCCAATGCTATCTCGTAGCGAGTTCATTGACCGTTTCGCCGAAAATGGTGGCTTCGACTCTGACCAAATAACCGAGCTTGTATTCTCCTTGGAATCTGTCACAGGTCTTTCGGTTGGGATAACTGCCACAGAGCTTACTCTCCAACTTTCCCTCCCCGGCGGAAAGTCATGCGCTTTGTTGACATTCGGTATTTCGGACGGTCATGCAGACCTTTGGGTGATGCCAAAGCGGCTAAAGGTCGCTCTGGAGAAAGCGGGCATATTCACATTCGAGGCGGATTCATTCCTCGAAGCATACAAGCCTTTCGTGGACTTGCGCCGCTGCAAAACGCCCCCGTATGAGTACGAGGCGGGTTTCTACTACGCCGACATCGGCAAGGTGCTTTCCAGAGAGATGGCGTTCGTCTCCGCAGCGGAGCAGTTCGCTCTCTCTGTTGCAAAATCTAATGTGGGGGTTCATCAATCATGACTATCGCAAATGTCATCACCGCAGGAGACTACAAAGGGTACATCGACTTCAAGAGCGCCAAGAAGGGGCTGTATATCTACGGTGCCTTCGGTCTTGGAAAGAAGACATTCATCAACAAGGATACGGTCGACCATTACGAGGTAATCGGCGAGGAAACCAATACGAGCTTCGGCAGCAGCGTAACTCGCGGCATTCTTGGAGCCGCCGCGTTCGGCGCTGTCGGCGCCATTGCAGGCGTTTCATCCGCCAAGAAGAAGGGTATTCACACTGTCTCCATCGTTTTCAAGGACGGAACGAAGTGCTTATGCGATCTCGATGACGGAATGTTCAGGCATCTAATCGAGGTTCTTTACTGATTCGAATCACTTTCGGGCGGGGCTCGCGCAGCGACGCCTCGCCCTTATATTATCTACCGGTATAGATACGGTGACGGTGTAGGTGACGGTGACGGTGACGGTTACCGCGGAAAATCCTCGGACTTTCCATAGGACTGTCCGCGGACCGTGCTATAATTTTTCAGACGGAGGTCTTCTTATGTCCATTCGAGACAAGCTATCCGCCCTCAAGGTGGCGATATACATTCGCGTTTCGACTCATTGGCAGGTCGACAAGGACTCGCTGAAGGTGCAGGAGCGCGAGCTGATTTCTTACTGCCAGATGGTTCTCGGCATCAACGACTACGTCGTGTTCACCGACCCCGGCTACTCTGCCAAGAACACGGACCGACCAGACTATCAGGCGATGATGGATCGCATCCGTACCGGTGAGTTCTCGCACCTGCTGGTCTGGAAGATCGACCGTATCAGCCGCAACATCATCGACTTCGCCACCATGAGTGAGGAGTTAAAGCGTCTCGGTGTTGCATTTGTCAGCAA